TATCCAAATGTTAAAACAGTATCGGTTAAGGATATAGATTTTACTGATTTGAGACAACAGTTCTTAGAAGGCAAGAAACCAACAGCTTGTGCAAGTTGTTGGAAAAATGAAGAACACGGTGCTAAAAGTCAGAGACAGAATGATGCATTTGTTTACAGAGATAAAATTTTTGATATAGACTACAACAATACAAAAAGTCGTAACCTAATTGGTTTAGATATTAAAATTAACAAAACATGCAATCTAAAATGTCGAATGTGTGGACCTGCCCTTAGTAGTAAATGGGCAAATGAAGTCTCTCAACATAAAGAATCCTATCCGCAGTTTTCATCGGTAGAACTGCTGAAGAATGAATGGACTGATGTCAACGGTTCAAAAATTTGGAAAGATCTTGAACACATTACTAGTGATTTATTGCACCTAAATTTTTCAGGAGGCGAACCTTTACTTGACAAGACACACTCTACCCTGCTACAATACTTTGTAAACAAACAAAGAAGCAGTTATATATCGCTACATTACAATACCAATGCTACAACATTTGCATCAAATTTAATGCCGTTATGGAGTCATTTCAAAGAAGTTGAGTTAAGTTTTAGCATAGATAACACAGGGAAAAAGTTTGAGTATGAAAGATATGGAGTGAGTTGGAAAACAATAGTAGATACAATTGAAAAATATAAAAAATCAACAGACACAGTTCTAAATTTGAATGTATGGAGTACAATAACAACACTTAATATACTCGACACATACACATTATTTAAGTTCTGTAGAGACCAAGGACTACCAGTATTGTTTAACGTGTTGCATTATCCTAAACGTCTAAACATTTTATTGTTTAACAAAACGCAAAAGCAATATATAACTGATAAATTATTGAACATTCAGGATAATGAATTTCAAAAGATAATAGAACCAATTATAGCATTAATGAATAGTTCAAGTATGCCAATAGATACTACAGATATGATTAACTTTTTGACTGTCACTGATAAAATAAGACAACAAGATTTCAAACAGACGTATAAAGAGCTAACTAGTATATTATAAGTAGACTGAACAAACAGAATAGGAGACAAAAATTGTCATTAGAAATAGCCGCTTTGGTATGGAAACAAACACGCCAATTTATTCACGATACAGATGACATTAGAGAAGCTGCTGATCATGTTGTTGAAGCTTTAATAGGACAACATAGTGCTGAAGAATTAAGAGAAGCATTTAAATTTGATGGTGCGATAAAACTTGCTGTTGCTAATTATCTTGGAGAAGCAGAAGAAGATGATTTTGAAGAAGAGGAAGAAGATGAACTGTTAAATCAGTATAACGACGATGGCGAATTTAACTATGATGATTATTAAGACAGTAAGATGAAGAATATTGAGATAGTAAATTCTAATAATCTTTATAAATGGGCTAAAAATTTTAAACGAATTCAAGATAGATTTTATGATGGCAAATACAAATTGCGTCGATTACAACAAATAGAAGATTTTGTAAAACTTAATGGTTTTTGTAGAGTATATCATATAGAAGAAGTTTTACTTGATTTAGATATTCCAACAGTTGATAATATCACTGACAGTGATTTGATATTAGTTACTCATCAAGGATATGGAAGATACCCTTTAACAGGTATCATTGAACAAATACAAAATTGGCTGAATAATTGCAGCCATCTATATTTTTGTTTAAACAGGCATTATTTAAACATCAACAATCAAAGACTACATTATAATGTACCTGAAGATTTTCAACAAGCAATTACATATTGGTTACAACATGAGTTACAAAATTGTGTAATAGTTGATATGAGTCGAGATTATATAGATCTTGGTAAACACTTTACCTGGAGTTGTCCAGACCGACATTTTTACATTAGGAAGATTAAATGAAGTTGATTGAAAATTTTTCTGATTATGAAATGGCCCATACTGATAACACATTAAGTAACAAACACAATTATATACGTTACCGAATCGGTCGATTGAAGCATGAATTTTGGCTTAAAAGTCGTAAAAGTTCAACAAAAGTTTATATCGACGAGTATGACAAACACATAATTGAAAACCTGCAACCTGGACCTACATGTTATTTTGGAAGTGCAGGCTATTATGTTGAAGACATTGTATCAGACCTAACTGTAATAGAAACACATCCAGTGGTAAAAACATTTTATCCTAATGCTGTTATTGTAAATGATAGAAGTGATATTGGTAACCTTTATCCTGACAAATTTAACAATTTTGTTGTGATGAACAATAGATCAGACTTATGGGCAACTTTGTATCCAAACGATTTAGACATACCTTGTTTACAGTCTTACTTTATTGAATACAAACGAGCAATGAAACCAGGCTGTAAATTTTTCTATAGCTTTAGAGATACACAAATACCTTGTTGGAATAGACTAAGTGTTAATCACTATGATTATTTTTATGACTTTGGATTTGCTTGTAAAAAAATTGGTTTAGATTTATTATGGCATGATATTCAATTTGTAGAAAAAAACAAACAACCCGACGGTTCATATGATATATTAGAAAATCCAGACACAACCAATGGAAACATAAAATTTATGTTCGAAAAGAAATTTTAATGGACATTGTACTGTACATGGGAGGATGTTGTGGAGACATTGTTACCGGACTGATTGATTCAAAAGGTGTTAGTATAAAATCAAACAGATGTGTTATCCTTAAGGAAAGAGCAAAACTAAAACGTAGTTTTGTATTTGACAATGATGCAGAAAAAGATGCTTATATTGCTAATGCAAGCAGGTATTGGCTTAGTTTGCCTAGTCATGACGCTGATTACCACATACAAAATAAGCATTCTTATTTAGGTATTGTGTGCAGTGATTTGAAAACTTCAATGTGGGCAGCAACAAGGTTTCGCAAACTACACAGTGATACAGTTTGGGAGAGAATGAGTAAAGCATGTGGCGCAAAAACCATTGAAGAATATGCTCAACTAATAATGGATTTTAGTAACATGATCAAACCATCTGCGTATAAAATTATTGAATTGGCTGATATAGTTGAAGGAAATGTTTTAGAAAAGTTAAAGGAGTTGACACAGTTAGATGATTGTGCTACAATACTTTATAATCAATGGTTAATGGATGCCACTAAGTGAGCCAATATTATAATAAAATTGTAAACAACCTTTCAGAGATTCCTGGGTTTCTCACTTATTATGAGCATGAGTTGGAAATAGCCAAGAGTGAATGTAGAGTAGGCGGACTTGTTGAAAAAAATATTAAAGCATTGCCAGGACTCACTGAACATCGGTTCAATCAACTGCAAGAAATTGAAGCAGTACTAAACTTTCTAAACATTAAACTTAGGCAGATAAGACGCAAACACTTTCAAAAATATTTGGAAGGATATGCAAGAGCACTTACCAGTCGTGATGCAGAAAAATACGTTGATGGCGAAGACGAAGTAATTGACTTCGAAACATTAATTAACGAGGTTGCTCTACTGCGTAATAAGTATCTTGGCATAATGAAAGGCTTAGATACTAAACAATGGCAACTAGGGCATATTGTACGTCTTAGAACTGCCGGAATGGAAGATGTACAGGTATAACAATGAACAGTAGTTTTTCAAGTTCCGAAGAAAAATTTAATCACTGCTATGAAAATATTATCAAATATCTATATGAATACGACGACTTCATGGAAAGTGTTGGAACTGTTGTTGGCATTGGAAGTGATCCAGAAGCACTGGATATACAATGGTGGGCAAACGCAGTCACTAGAGATAAGCAAAAGTTGCCACTTAATATCAAGTGTACAATTGTAAATGACCTCGACAAACTAAACGTCAAGCACAATAATATTGCTTTTCAAAGAGAAAATGTGAACTCTATCACACGACCAAAAAAAAATTTTGATATTTTATGGGCATATGATGTACTACAGTATCAAACCAATCCATACATGACATTAAAAAATTGGTGGCACATTGCAACTACAGATTCGATGTTGGTTTTATCAGTACCGCAAACAACCAATATAGAATACAACAAGCAAGAGTTCCATGCCAGAATGGATCACAAATATAATTTTACATTGCCTATGTTGATCTATATGTTGAGTGTAAACGGTTGGGATTGTAGATCTGGATTTTTCAGAAAGGAAATCAACGATCCTTGGATACACATACTCGTGTATCGAAGCAATATTGAACCAATGGATCCAGACAAAACAAACTTATATAGCATTGCAGAAGATACACAATTACTTCCTGAATGTGTAGTTCAAAGTATTACCAAATTTGGTCATCTACGACAAAGAGATTTAGTACTACCATGGATAGATAAAAATCTTACAATAATGGAGAATCATTGATGAAAGCAGGCAAAATATGGGGTTCTACAGAATTGATACACGCAAACGGAGTATTAGAGTTTCATCGCATTGAATACAAAGCAGGTTTTAAATGCAGTGAGCATGAACACAGATTTAAATGGAATGGTTTTTTTGTTGAGTCTGGAAAAATGATTGTAAGAGTATGGCAAGATGGTGAACAACAAGGGTTGGTTGATGAAACAATACTAGGTCCTGGAGATTTTACACAAGTTAAGCCAGGCAAGATACATCAGTTCGAAGGTATAGAAGATGGTGTTGCATTTGAATTATACTGGGCCGAGTTTAATCATGATGATATACAAAGAAGGACCATTGGATCTAAATCCTAATGAAAACAAATGTTTTTTTAAAAATTGATAGAGATGTTCCTCATACACTTTTGTGTTTAAGATTCTGGTTGGAAACATTTAAAAACTACAAAACTTTTGTTTTATGCGACAACAAAGCACTCTCAGAAAAACTACACAATTGTTTTGCTTATGATTATCCAGCTGCTGAGCTAATTGAAAGCGACAGAAGTTTAGTAACTTATGTGCAACAACTTAAAAGTTCAAAACGCAACATGGCAACTGCAAATTTAACTGGATTTGAGCAGAGCAAAGATGCAGATTTGTTTTGGATGATCGATGCTGATGATACTCTGTTTCTAACACACAACTTTGAGATTGTCAATGAAAAATTACACCGTGCAGAGCAGTACTTGGTTGAGAACAATCTAGATGGTTTTAGTTTAGATTTTTATAGCACTCAAGTACGTAAAGGTGATAGCAAACCATGTGATGCATGGACCTTTGGAGTAGCATTATTTAGAGCCAATCTTAACTGGCGTGAACTTGTAGAAGTTACATCAGATGAAATGGAACAATATCTTTTTGCACGTAATATTGACAGTGTGTTTCACTGTATGAGAGCAAGACGCAAATGGAAACTGGAGAGTTTTGTGTTTAGTGATCTTAGTTTTCAACACGTGTATAACAATTATCCTGCTATGCCAAATGGCTTATACTACTGGCGTAAAAGAAAGCTATGGGATATACCATTACCAGATAGAATTGTTCAACTATGACACTAACAGTAATAGTACAAGCTGGCGGCAGAGGCAGCCGATTAAGACATCATACATGGAACAAACCCAAGTGCTTGGTCAGTGTGCATGGTAAACCGTTGTTATATCATCTGTTTGATAAATTTCCGTCTGCAAGGTTTATTATTATTGGTGACTACCTATATGACCAATTGGAAAACTACTTGCAAGTTGACACTCCACAAGTCGAGTATAAACTGATTAAAACAGATCAAAAAGGAACTTGTAGTGGCATTGATATTGCACTTAAACTTGTACCTGAAGATGATCCTGTACTTCTTACGTGGAGTGATCTTATTATCAAAGAACTTCCTGCGTTTCCAGACCATGCGGATCGACCTCTTGTGTATCTTACAGATGCTTTTACCTGTAGGTGGAGTTACCAAGAAACTGGTTTACAAGAAATCACTAGTGAAGTAACTGGAGTTCCAGGAATATTCTACTTTTTTCAACGCAGACAGTTTACCATTCCTCCAGCAAGTGGTGAATTTGTGAAATGGTTTAGTAAGAATATTCTTGAATACGACACAGTGGTTGCAACTGAACTTGAAGAACTTGGTGATTTCGCCAGTATAGAAGAAAACAACAGTCGAATTGGACTTAGCAGATTTTTCAATCAAGTTGATATACTCGACAAAACAGTAGTGAAACAAGCAATTGATCCAAACTATAAACATTTAATTGAACATGAAATTATTTGGTACAAAGATGCACAGGACCTTGGATTTATTCGCATACCCGACGTAGTTAGCACAGATCCTTTTACCATGCAACGTATCAATGGCAAACACATTTGGGAACTGGACGACCTGACACCGAGAGAACAACGCAGTATTTTAAGTGATATCATTTATACTCTAGATGATTTACACAGTAGAAGTGAGCGAGTTGCAAATGAGCAAGCAATTACAAACGTGTATATATCAAAAACACAAAACAGAGTAAAGAGTGTTCAACAGATTATTCCAAATTTTGACCGAGAAAGTTTCACAGTCAACGGTGTAAAATGTTACAACTTATTTCATCCTCGCTACAATACATGGTGGGATAAAATTGATGCAGCTCTTCAAACAGATACATTCACACCTATACATGGTGACCCTACATTTAGCAATACCATAATTGATAAGAATCTCAAAGCATGGTTTATTGATCCTCGCGGAAGTTTTTATAAACCTGGAATATACGGTGATCCACTATACGATTTTGCAAAAGTATACTACAGTGCAGTTGGTGGCTATGATACATTCAATCAGCGAAAATTCAAATTGCATATTGACAATGACACTTGCGAAATACTCATGGGTGAACCAGATACTGCTAGAATTGCTCAAGACGTATTTGAAGAATTGATGTCTGATATGCCTAGTATAGATTTACTACATGGACTGATATGGCTTTCACTAAGTGGATATGCCAAAGATGATATTGACAGTATTATTGGCAGTTTTTATAATGGACTTTTTTGGCTTAATAGAGGAATAAAAAAAATATTATGATAGAAGATTTTGATTACGACAGAGCAAACTATCCTACTAGTAAGGTAGCAGAGGTGTTTCCGTTTGAACTAAGCAAAAACCTAGGACACACTTGGATTTTTGATGTTGACGGTACCATTGCAGAAGTTAATCAGCATCCATATGAAAATGATACACTTTTGCCTGGAGTGAAAGAGATGTGGGCACAGATTCCTGCAGATGATATGATTATAATAATGACTGCCAGACATGAGGATGTTAAACAAAAAACTTTAGAGTTTATCAACAGTCATGGACTACGTTATGACCGTGCTATATTTGGAGTACATCACGGTGAACGTATTGTTGTAAACGATAACAAGCCAGGTGGACTACAAACTGCTATTGCTTGGAATGTAAAAAGAAACAAGGGTTACAATTAAGTAGGTATATAATGATAGACACTGAAATGACAAGAACAAAAACACAGAAACTTGAACGTATTTTTATACTGGAAGATGAGATTAAGTTTGCACAAAGTCATCTCCGTCCAAGTGCAACAGGTCATATACACACTGCTATAAGTTGGATGACAATGCGTAGAGATGAACTAAAGAAAGAGGTAGAAAATGGCTGAAGAAGCATCTCAAAAGACTATAGTATTAGTCACTGGAGGATTTGATCCTATACACAGTGGTCATATTGAATATTTCAAAGCAGCAAAAGCTCTTGGAGACACATTGGTTGTTGGTATCAATAGTGATGCTTGGTTAAAACGTAAAAAAGGTAGATTTTTTATGCCACTCGAAGAACGTGGTGCAATTATAAGTGAACTCTTAATGGTTGACAAAGTTGTAGGCTTTGATGATGACTACGATGCAGACGATAGTTGCCTTAAATTTATACAAGACATACGTGAATACAATCCTGAAGCTGAAATTATTTTTGCAAATGGCGGTGATAGGAAACCCGGTACCACACTAGAAGAGAAAGCAGGTATCAAAAAGGTTGGTTTTGCTTTTGGTGTTGGTGGTACAGATAAAAAGAATTCAAGCAGTTGGATACTCAAAGATTGGGAAGCTCCGATAGTAGAAAGAGATTGGGGACACTATAGAGAACTTTACAAGGGTGAAGGATTTGCAGTAAAAGAACTTGTGATTAACCCTCATAGCAGTCTAAGTATGCAACGTCACAAAAACCGAAGTGAAACATGGAATCTTGTAAGCGGTGAAGCACACTTGCTAACAAGCAATAGAGCTGAACCAGATGATCCAAAACGCCAAGATCTTTCACCACCTAATCCAGTTGACATCCCTTCAAATGTTTGGCATAAAGGTGTAAACAATAGCAATGATCCTGCTCATATTATTGAAGTATGGAAAGGCGTATATCTTAGCGAAGAAGATATTGAAAGATGGAATTAGATTCAGTCACAGTTTATATTGGTTGGGATAGTCGTGAATCCATAGCGGCAGAAGTTTGCAAATATAGTATATTGAAGCATGCAACCATACCTGTTGACGTTGTATTTCTCAAACAAGATGAACTAAAAATGCGAGGTTGGTATAGCCGCGACGTTGATAAATTAGCTAGTACTGAATTTACATTTACAAGATTTCTTATTCCTGAGCTAAATCAATTTAAAGGCACTGCAATTTTTATGGATTGTGATATGCTGGTGCTAGATGATATTGCAACGCTTTTACGACAGGTAAAAAAATCTAAAGCAGTTACCTGTGTACATCATGATTATACTCCTGAAGAAGGTATAAAGATGGATGGACAAGTTCAAACTGCTTATCCACGTAAAAATTGGAGTTCTATGGTAGTATGGAACTGTGGTCATAAAGCCAATAAGCATGTTACTAAAGAACTTGTAAACAATCCGCTAACAACTGGAAAATATCTGCACAGATTTAGTTGGCTCCTGGATAAAGATATTGGAAGTGTTAGTCCTAAATGGAATTGGTTAGTAGGATGGTACAAAGAAAGCAAAACAAATAAACCCAGTATCATACACTATACCGAAGGAGGACCGTGGTTCGAACAATATTGTAACTGCGAATATGCCGACATATGGAATACCTATAAAGACGAATACCTTGAATCAACAAAAAAAACTGGATCAGTAAGCCAGTTACAATTAACAGAACAACACAAATTAACATTCAGCGAATTGTGTACATCACTATGTGATCCATACAAAATTTATAATAAAGATTATACACAATCACTGAAAATGTTAGCACGTCAGTTTGAGAAGCCTAATGTTGTTGGTATTATTGATGCTGGATTAGTTGAGGATGAAGTTATGGTAGATACAAAAGTTAAAAAAGTAGATGGTATACTAGAGTGTTTTTTACAAGGTTCAATTGGAGTATTTGCTGGAAGCAAGCAGTTACCAGATATTCCTATCACAACTCCAATTGTGGTAAGAGGAATAGCAAAAAGAAAAGTTATACACAAAGCTATCGAAGATGGCAGAGATTTTTACTATATAGACACTGGTTACTTTGGGCACGGTAAAGGCAAATTATATCATCGGATTACAAAAAACAATTTACAATATAATAGTGTTATTCGCCGTGATTGCCCTACTGACAGATTGAAAAAAACTGGAATACAAATTTGGCCACACACTCCTGGAACTAATATTTTACTTTGTCCTCCAAGTCAAAAAGCTCTCAACTACTGGAATATAAATCTTGAAACATGGATAGTGCAAACCACTGAAAAAATTAAAACATACACAGACCGACCTATTGTTATACGTGAAAAACAAAGTAGGCATATACGTACCAATGATGACACCATGGAAATGGCTTTGTCGAGAGATGTTCATTGCATGGTAACCTATAACAGTATTGCCGCAGTTGAAAGTTTAATTTATGGCAAACCTGTTTTTACCATGGGTCCTAATGCCGCTGCGCCATTGGCAAATACTGATCTTTCAAAAATTGAAAAACCTTTCATGCCAACAACTGCAATGGTAAAAAGATTATGTGCCAACCTTGCATACAACCAATTTACTCCTGATGAAATGGCAAACGGTACTGCATGGCTTATCCTACAGAGTAACTACAAAACAAATGACTAAATGGGATTATGATGTTGTAGTGTATCTAAATACACTACCAAAGATTAAAAATCACAATATAAAAGTGCAAATAATGAGAGCATTTGCTGAAGGTGCAAGCAAACATGGTGCTCGTTGTTTGGTAACTGAAACTATGCCAGATCGTAAACTCTATCATACACGACTAGCAGTAATTCTTGGATGGGTAGGTATGAGTTATAGTGGTCCTCATATATATTTTAGAGAATCTGTAATAAACAAACAACGTGACAATGGTGCAAAAGTTATGAGCATCGACGGCAGTTGTTTTAAGTTCCACCATCAACACGAGAACATGTGGTTAAGATATAGCTTAGATAGTGTTTTTTGGAACACAGGTAATTATGCAAACAAAAATAGCTCAGATCAACACTGGAATATGGTTAAGTCTAGTTTGGGTTTAGAGGCAATTCCATGGAGTAATAATGGCGATTATATACTGATTTGTTTACAACGAGACAACGGATGGAATGCAAAAGGTTTTGATCAAGAATTATGGCTTAAAAAATCAATAAAGACAATACGCGAGTATACGAACGAATTAATCAAAGTAAGAGCTCATCCAGGAGATCTCAACAGAGATAGAACCAAAACAAAACACAACTGGAGTTGGGTAAATTCCATAGAAGGTGTTGAACTAATTGATAGTATCAATGTTACATTACACCAAAGCATGAAAACTGCAAGATGTGCTGTTTTTTACAATAGTTCAAGCAGTGTGCTAAGTGTTATAAAAGGAATACCAACTTTCGTAAGCGAAGAAAGTGCAGTTACGTGGGCAGTTGCTAATCATGATCTAAAATATATTATGAACCCACAAAAGCCAGATAGAAGCCAATGGTTACAAGATTTAGGACAAGCACATTGGACTATTGATCAAAGTCGCATGGGACTTGTTTACAAACATTTTGAGAAATATCTACCAACCTAGTATACAATCGTTACGTACCTGCCCTAGTTTCTTGGCTCCCCAACTAAGCAAGAGGTTTACTGCTCCATATTGTGTGTCTTTGGTTATTCCGGTGTCTTTGTGTAGTTTTTGTTCGACTACAACAATTGGTTGATGTGTACGTAGAGTTTGTTCTCCACCTTTGAGTATTTGCATTTCGTAACCTTCGCAGTCGATTTTCATATAATCAATTCGATCGAACCATAGACTGTCTAGGCATTTCATGTCTACCTTTCCCATACCAATAGTGTCTTTGTTTATATGCGAATGTCCAGTATTTCCTTCAGTTATCACCATATCTATAGTTGTGTCTTCGGTACCTAGTGCAATAGGCCATATCTCGATATTTTCCATAGGTACATTCTTACGCAAACATTCTTGAAACTCAACCACCGGTTCAATTGCAACTACTCTAGCAAAACGTGCGGCTAGGTCTCTACTCCAAAGTCCTACATTTGCACCTATATCTACTGCGACACCAAAATCCTTAACAAATTGCAAACTTTTCTGTCTAACAGGTTCTTGGTATTCTGCAGGACCACCTTTTTTAATATTTTTTTGAATCATATGAGAAAAATGAGTGTCTTGGTCTGCAAACCACCATCCATGAGCTTGATACATTAGAATTTTACCTCTATTCCTGATACTAATCCAATATCATCTTCAGTGGCGGCTGGTGCAATAAACCAGTTACCATAGTTGATTTTTATCATTGGAGCAATATCTATGCGTCGATATCCATGTACTAAGCCATATGTGATATCTAAGCCTTTGTATGTGGCTTCTTTACCAATGTATATACTTTCTCTACGGTCACTGTTATGATATATTCCTGTAACATAATTGTTTGGCAATTGATACTGTACATGTGGATGTAGATTATTGAAACTTTCGTTTGATAGTCCAAAATGCATACTGATAGCAAAACTAAGAATCAAACTATCTAACACGTGGTATACTTTTCACATAGTCAATATTGTTGTGCATTTGGTACTCGTTTGCCTTACTGTATCCAACTATTTTTCGTTTTCCTTTCATGTGATCAATATATCTGCCGAGCTCACTGTTTATAAACGGATGTCCAGCAAGTCCTTTGGTATCTGGATGAGGATTGAGATTGAAGAACTTTGCACCTTTGTTTTGATATTCCCTACGCATTACATCAAACAAAAAACTATCGTGCCATTCAGGATAGTTAAACATTGTATCATTTATATACAATCCAGCAAAGTCGTTTACAAAATCAATGCCTTGCGTATGTTTTCTATTGTAGCCTACCCAACCACATTCACTGTGGTATCTTTCTCCTCGTCCAAGGTGTGTTGCTAGATATTCGTCTGGACTGACGCTGTCAAGGAATTGCATTGCCATTGGTGTATGAGTTAGTGTATCACCGTCTAACCATATGATCCAGTCACTGTCAATTGTGTTTACTGCATGATGAACGGCAAAAACTTTATGACAAAATCTTATGCCTTGCCATTTAAATGCTTTCCTTGCGTCATATTTTGCTTCATTGTTGGGACCTTTACCACCTTGAGCCTGTGGATTGTTTTTATGTCTTTTTAAAAACTGCTTGTATACTTTACTGTTGGCATACAAATCAACAAGTCTTACATTTGAGCTTTGTGTAGGAACTGTTGTGCCCTCAGTGTAGACAACTAAATCAACTTCTCGCGGCCAAAAGTTTTGAAAACTGTTGACCATTTTTTGTCCGTATAATTTGCGGCCTTGTTCATTAAAAGTGGTAATTACTGTGTAACGTTTCATATGGGTATTTAACCTTTGATCAATAACATAGCATATTATCCTGCTCAGTGTGCTCTGAATAGCAAACCAATCATGGAAGCATTTCTAAACAGCTGTCGAGGTGCTGGTATAACACCTGTTGAAGACTCCCTCGACTGTGATGCTGTTGTTATATGGAGTGTACTATGGAATGGCAGAATGAGCAAGAACAAAAGGATATATGAACACTATCGTTCGCTCGGAAAGCCAGTTGTGGTAATTGATGCAGGTGCATTAGAACGTGAAGTTACTTGGAAAATTGCAGTCAACAATATTACTACAGAAGGATATTACGGTCATACTGAAAACTTAGATCTTGACCGTCCTCGTAAACTTGGCGTTAGTTTACATAACAATCAACTCAATGATAAAATACTCATTGCGGCCCAACACAATAAAAGTTTGCAATGGGAAGGCATGCCCAGTTTAGAAGATTGGACTGTTGATCTAATACACAGAATAAGAAAACACAGTGATAGACATATTGTTGTAAGATACCATCCACGTTGTCCATTTTTTATTCCAACGCAACGTTTTAAAATGTTGTTGATGAACAAAGTTATAGAGAATTGTACACTAGAAACACCAATGCAAATAGAAAGCACATACGATGCATTCAACATTGATTACAACTATCATTGTGTAATAAATCATTGCAGTGGTCCTGGTATCAATGCAGTAATTGCTGGTTCTAATGTAGTGGTAGACACGAAAAGTCTAGCTTACCCAATGAGTATTGCGTTAGAACAAATAGAAAATCCTCCAACCAAAGACAGAAAACAATGGTTAGTAGAAATAAGTCATACTGAATACACAGTAGATGAAATAGCAGAAGGTTTATGGCTAAAAAGATTAAAAGACTCACTAGTGTAACCGACACAATTGATTGTGCTTGTCTTATACATGATACTCTTTATGATTGGAGTTACGTTGATAAACTTTATCGTGGTTTAGAACGGAACCTCACGCCAACAGTGAGAATGCATGTGTTTACTGAAAGCAACAGGTTTGTGCCAGCAAACTATATACGTCATGATCTAGAAGAATGGGAAGGTGTTAGAGGCCCTAAACGTAGTTGGTGGTATAAGATACAACTGTTCAACAGTAAACATTGGAATACAGACTGGTCACAGATGTTGTATTTTGATTTAGATTCTGTGATTACAGGCAATCTGGATTGGTTATGGAATGTAAGTAGAGATAAATTTTGGGCCGCTAGAGACTTTCAATATCTAATGAAAAGCAGTAGGTGGAAAATAAACAGCAGTGTAATGTGGTTTGATCCATTCAAATACAATTATGTATACACAGACTTTGATTTAAAACAGATTATAAACAATCCAAGATGTCCATGGCATGGAGATCAAGATTATATTTTCAGCAAGATAAAAGACGACGTAGGTTACTATAGCACTGATCAAATAGTAAGTTATCGTTGGCAAGTCAAAGAAGGTGGAATGGATTTTAGATATAGAAAACCATTGAATCCTGGCGGTACAAGTACTTTTAATCCCAAAACAAGTATTGTAATTTTTCATGGAAATCCAAAACCTCATGAAGTAAATGATAGTTTAATTTTGGGACATTGGAGGTAAATAGAGTTATACGTATGTATATCTATATACATATTTTTATAAAAGGAATATGAAGAAATGGCAACAAGAAAATTTTTAGTCGAAGGTTGGAATCACGACGCCGGAACAACTGCAACCGTAACAATGGGCGGCGTTCAAGTGTTCAGCGGAGCAATATCTACTGCCGTTGTTAATACATATGATGGTGTAAATGCACCAGCAGATGACACCCACTACATTTTGTCTTGGGATTATACTAATTCAGACGATACTGCAGAACAAGAAGTTGCATGCAGTATAGAAATCACTGCAGGAAAAGCTTCAATTGGTACAGTACTTGTAAGTTCAGGCGATACTAATTCTGCTTCATATCCAGAAAGCGAGCGTCCTTTTCTACATGACGGTACCTACTACTATCCGGGAACCAATGCCGATCTAGCATATGGTGACGGTAGTGAAAGTGCTATTCCAGAAAAGAAGACTATACTCATTGATGGATCTGCTCCGGTATTAACGGCTACATCTGCAGATGCTGGCGGAATTCCCTCTGGTGGTGTAGATAGTCCAACGTTTTCTAGTTGGCAGTTTGTCTTAGATAATGAACAGACAATATCCTGGATTCAACGCATACCAGCTAACATAGCCGCATATGTAGCACCATAAAAACATAGTCGTCTTTTTATTAGTATAAATAAAAGTAACAAAAAGAATTCGCAAGTTGGGAGAAGGCGCCAACATGTTCGCTTAGTTACTAAGCGGTTTTAATCAGATCGTCCACTAGTTGGGCGATTTTTTTATGGCCAAAACAAATAAAAAGGTTGACTTAACCTTAAACTGTGTTATTATAACAGCATAGTAAGGAAAAGGAAACAATATGACATAGCCAGCAGTAAAGTGTAAGTAGTTGATTAAGGGAGAGCGGTGCTCGACAACTACAGAGGTTTACAAGTCAGGTAGGACTCAAGGAACCATAACACTACAACTAAAAACTACCCGGTACAGATTGATCATCTGTACTGATTGTAAAAAGATCAAGTTTTATAACAGGAGCAAATATGTCAGACGAATCTACAATTAAAGAAATAGACTTTACACCAAGAACAAGTAAAGACCCAGAATTGCAACAGGCTTATGACGAGTACTTTGCAAAAGGTGGAAAGGTTACAGTCTGTGTTGCTAATGCAAGAACAGAAGGCGCATTAACAAATCCTTGGCAACGTAGTAAGAAGAAAAAGGAAGACAAATAATGAAGTATTATGTACTAGGTGAAAGTGCCGAAACAGGTGACTTTGAAATTTGGGAATGTCTTACTGCGTCTGAGTGTATTGCTGTTCGTAATGAGTATATCAAAATGGGTCTGCAAACTAGATCAGGAAAAATGTCAGAGATTCAAAAGAAAACAGGTTAGGTATCAATGTTAAAATGGATTAAACAACAGTGGCAAGAAATAGTTGATACATACGTTGAAGGCAGAGACGAAATGCAAAAAAAAGTTGCTGGCAAAGACTATAAACCATCAAAAAAACTTAAGAAATAGGTTGACATATACGTATAATGTGTTAAGCTGTTTATACAGTTAGAAAACAACATTGCATAGGAGAGCTAGAATGCAAATGAAAAAACAAGATTCCAAAACTATTAATTTTGAAACTGATCAGCAGGTTATGGACCGTATTGCTACACGTTTTGATATACTACATGATATGACCAAAGCAGTTATTGCTGGTGATGTTAGAGCTATGATTGTTACTGGACCTCCAGGAGTCGGAAAGAGTTATGGAGTTGAAAAAGAATTAGACAAAGCATCAATGATGGATAGCATTGCTGGTAGACCAATCAAGTATGAAGTCGTAAAAGGTGCAATGACTGCACTAGGACTATATGCTACATTATACAGACATGCAGATGCTAACCATGTGTTAGTATTTGATGACTGTGACAGTGTGCTTATGGACGAACTTAGTCTTAATATACTTAAGGCTGCACTTGATTCAGGTAAGAAACGTGTGCTACATTGGAATGCAGATAGTAACAAACTTAGATCAGAAGGTATTCCAGACAAGTTTGAATTCAAAGGCGGTGTAATTTTTATTACTAATGTAAAATTTGAGAACGTTAGAAGTAAAAAACTACAAGATCATTTAGATGCATTACAATCAAGATGTCATTACTTGGATCTTACACTTGATACTATGAGAGACAAGTTCTTACGTATTAAACAGATTGTTGCTACAGGCGAACTGTTTAAGGATTATGATCTTAGTAAAGAAATGGAAGGCGAAGTAATTGCTTTCATGGATACTGTTAAGGATAAATTAAGAGAAGTCAGTTTGAGAATGGCGTTGAAGATAGCAGATCTTACAAAGGTAAGTCCTAACTGGAAACAGTTAGCAGAAAACACTGTGATGAAACGCAGATAGAATAGGTTGTCATATCAGATCTAGCTCCTGGACAACCACAGGTGGGCAATGTTGTAAAAATGTTGCCCACTTTCCTTGACTAATTACAAAAAGTGTATATAATAATATTATGAGAACGGCAACACTAATAATAAATGATGAAGTAAATCTTAAGATATCAGGACTAGAGCTTGATGTTCGTAAGAAACTCGTGAACACTTTCAAGTATGATGTACCGCATGCAAGATACTTGCCAGCAGTACGACTAGGACGTTGGGATGGTAAGGTTGCATACTTTCAAATGGGCGGTAGCACATACTTAAACTTGTTACCAGATATACTTCCTATATTAGAAGACTTCAACTACGATGTTGACATACAAGACAACAGAGAATACCAAACAGTATTCAAGTTTGATCCAGTGGCAGAAGATACTTACAGTGACATTATGTGGCCGAAGAATCATCCTGCCTCTGGCACTCCTATTAAGATGCGTGATTATCAAGTAGAGATCATAAACAGTTTCTTAAAAAATCCACAGTGCATACAAGAAGTAGCAACTGGTGCTGGTAAAACAATTATGACTGCAAGTCTAAGTGAACGTGTAGAAAACTATGGACGTAGTATTGTAATAGTTCCTAATAAAAGTTTGGTTACACAAACAGAAGCAGACTATTCAAACATGCAACTTGATGTTGGCGTATTCTATGGTGATAGAAAAGAGTTTGGGCATAAGCATACAATATGCACATGGCAAAGTCTAAATGTGTTGCTAAAGAACACAAAGAACCAAACAGTTGATATTACAATACATGAGTTTTTAGAAGACGTAGTTGCAGTGATAGTTGATGAAGTACATATGGCTAAAGCAGATGCACTTAAAACATTGCTCACTGGAGTAATGGCACGTGTACCATTGCGTTGGGGACTAACAGGAACAGTGCCAAAAGAGCCATATGAGTTTCAAGCATTGCATTGTAGTTTAGGGCCAGTGATAAATCAACTTGCTGCAAGTGAGCTACAGGAAAAAGGTGTACTTGCAAACTGTCACGTAAATGTTGTACAGTTAATTGATCATGCTGAATTTACAAACTATCAGAGTGAATTAAAGTATCTATTTGAAGAAAAAGGCAGACTTGATACCATTGCAGGCTTGGTTATTGAAGTAAATAAAACTGGTAACACATTGGTATTGGTTGATAGAATAAGTGCTGGCACAGAGTTACTAAACAGAATGGGCGATGATGCAGTATTTGTAAGTGGTGCAACCAAAGCAAAAGCAAGACAGGATGAGTACGATGAAGTGGCTACTGCGACAGGTAAAATTATTATTGCTACATATGGTGTCGCGGCCGTGGGCATTAATCTGCCACGTATCTTCAATCTTGTCCTTCTTGAGCCTGGTAAAAGTTTTGTACGGGTTATACAAAGTATTGGCAGGGGTATTCGTAAAGCGGAAGACAAAGACCACGTCCAAATCTGGGACATAACCTCAACCTGTAGATTTGCAAAAAGACACTTAACTAAACGTAAAGCATTCTATAGAGAAGCAAACTATCCTTTTAGTGTAGAGAAACTAGACTGGAACTAATGGGCGACGCATTTAAACATACGGAACAGTACTTAGGTGAAACAAATAACACAATGTTTTTAGAAATAGGCAGTGATAGACACGAAGGCAGTACAGAATACTTTTCACGATTAGCACAAAAGCATGGTGCTGAAATGCACACTGTAGATATTATTGATGAACCAAAAAGACGTCTTCCAGATCTACCAGCAACATGGCATATTGGATGGGGCAGTGATTGGTGCGTGAATCAATTGCCAAAATTAGATAAAAAAATTAGTTGTCTATATCTAGACAATTTTGATTATATATGGGATATCGACCTTATATTAGATGATAGTGATATAAAACAAAGACGTTTCTATAGAGAAGAACTAGGCATACCATTGGCAAATCAAACCTGCCAGGTAGAACACATGAAACAAATGATTGCTATATTTCCTTATCTTACTGACGATGCAGTAGTCGTGTTTGATGATACTCATACCTTGAATGACTGTTGGGTAGGAAAATGTGGAGCAAATGTTATTTGGCTTTTAGCACAAGGGTTTGAAATAGTCCGACAAGACTTTTTTGAATACGGCGTAATAATGAAAAGACACAAGATAAAATAATTGGAGAAATTATGAGAATACTGACACTAGAAAAACTGGATTGGAACAAATGATACTTTATTCAAATAGTTGTAGTTTTGGTGTACCTACTAAGAGTCATCCAGTATATTCTGAAATCATTGCAAAAACTCTTAAAGCACAACTAATTAATAAAGCTATACCTGGTTCTTGCAATAGACGTATAATCAGAACCACGTTACGTGATGTAAATGAAATTGCAGATGATGTATTAGTTCTTATAGGATTGACTTTTATAAGTCGCAGCGAAATATGGAGACCAGACTTGCCAGCAGTCGACAACGATGGGCATTTTTATCAAATTAAGCCAACGCAAAACGTATCTTGGACTAATGGACTAATGGATTCAATAGTACCAAATATACATGAAAAAGTTGATCCAGTAGTTAGTGAATACTATAAGGAATGGTTAATGCATTATAATCGAGAATCACAAATGACCGAACTATGTACTGATTTAGTTATGCTAATAGGTTGGTTACGTAGTAAAGGTATTAAGTATAAGATATTTTCAAATGTTGATAAACTTGAAGGTAGCGAATACGTTGGATACAATAGTCCTTTTATTAGTAGTCTACAAGACACAATACTAAAGGATGAAGGAGTTATAGACCCTTGGAAATTTAGTTTTGGAACCTTTGCACGAGAACAAGGATTGCAACCAAAGGACGAACATTTGTATGGAATACACGGACACCCTGGAGCACGAGCTCATGAACTATTTGCAAAATACTTGATGGAGACATTATGAGAATACTAACACTAGAAAATACTGTGTTTGAATTAGATACATTGCCTGAAGAGATAGATGACTTACGTTTTGCTATTTTTGACAACAGTGATCCAACCAATCCAGATCACATCTATATTCCATTAATATTTTTAGAAACATTTAACTCGCCAGCATTGGTATTGCGTATTGGTGAAACACAGATGAAAATGCCAATTGATTGGCAGGTACTGATTGGTGAACCAGAAGTTGGTGATCTTGAGATGTTACCTTTAACTAGTATCAATGATAGAGGTTTTAAAACTTTCCAATTCAATCCACACACAAGTTTTACACCAACCTATCTGGATATAGAAATAATTGATGTTTATCAAGACGTAACTTGGTATGTTCCTAAACTTAAAAATGGACAGATGTTGGCAGTACCGGTTGAAAACAAAAATGATCCAAGATGTGTTTATTTTGTAAAAGATATCAGTCGTAACTGCGAAATTGTAGACTATAACAAAGCATGGTGATCGTATGGAATTTACTAGAGGAATATTTACTGTTGTAAAAGAAAAAGTAGATGATAGTATTGCATTGGCATTGATTTATACTGTTGGTCATGTTATAATAGCAATGAATGTTGTTTACTGGATGACTGGTTCAAGTTTATGGGAAGCAGGCGCAGTTGCATTAGTTGAACCTTGTATCAACGGATTTTGGTTTTACATACTGCACAAGATATGGAAAAAACACAATGAGCGAAAAACTAAACATAGCAAATGAGATGCGTTGTCTTGACAGTAAAAGCAGAGACTTTTACGATAGTCTGACAGATGAAGAACGCAAAAAGTTTTCCAACTTTCTCATGATACGTTGGGGATCAAGTGTGCAAGGTCCTAATGAACTTCAAGAATACTATTTGATAGCCTGTAATGAACGTTTGAATAAACATTTCTTTGACATAAACAAGCATCCTAAACTACAATGGTTATGTGCTACTGCTATTTCACCTGGTATGGGCAATCACAGACATCAGTGGATACCACCAAAGAAGAAAGAAAAAGGCAATAATGAAGCAAAGAAGATGTTGATGGAGTTGTATCCTGCAATGAAAGCAGATGAAATAGATATGCTCAGTAAACTTGTAACAAATAAAGAACTGAAGGAACACATGCGTGACAGCGGAGTCGCAGACAAAAAGTGAAACCTATCGATGCAAGTACTGCGAACGTGAGTTTAGAAAAGAAAGCACACTAGCAGTACATCTCTGTGAACAAAAACGCAGATTCCAAGAAGAAAAAGAAGTTGGTGTGCAAATTGGTTTGCAAAGTTATTTGAAGTTTTACACCATGACACAGGGCAGTGCAAAACTAAAAAGCTATGCAGATTTTGCAACATCACCATACTACAAAGCATTTGTAAAATTTGGTAGACATTGTGTTGGTATAAATGCTATCAATGTACCCAAGTTTGTTGAATGGGTGATCAAACAAAACAAAAAACTAGATCACTGGTGCAAAGAAGCAGTATATGATGAATACCTTCATGAATATATTAGACGGGAAGCACTAACAGATGCACTTGAACGTGGCATTGAATATAGTATAAAGTGGAGTGAACGTACTGGACATCCTGCACAGGACTTTTTGCGTTATGGAAATGATAATGCAGTTGCGTTTGCAATAAGTACTGGACGCATATCACCTTGGTTGGTGTTTAACTGTGAGTCAGGACAACGATATCTAGCAGATATGAATCCTGATCAAACAAAAATTGTATGGCCTTGGATTGATCCAGACTTTTGGCAAAAGAAGTTTCGTGACTATCCAGCAGATCAGGCATATTGTGAAGAAATACTTAAACAGGCAGGATGGTAGCATGCCGTTTTACACAGAAAAAATAAGTTTTACATTACCTGCAGAGGAGAAGAAAATGGGATTGACTAGACCAAAAATCCAACAAATGGAAAAAGTAAACAAATCCAAAGATCCACAATTCTATATGTTGCTGATAAAAAGTGCGATAAGAATTGGCGGATGCTATGCATTGTTAACTGGTGATTTAGTTATGGCTGCAATAGTATTTGCGATTGCTGAATTTGCTAACATAGGACACTACATTAGTAAATGAGTGCTGATGTTGACATAGATTTTGCTGATAGGCAACAGATAATTGATTTGATTCAATGTACACCGGCAAGAATGAACGCAGAAGGAAAAAAGCACAATAGTGGTGTTTATGTTACTCCTGTACCATTTGATGCAATAAACAGTTGTGCAAGCATAGACTATGAGTATGCAGAACAACGTGGGTATTTTAAATTAGACTTACTTAATCAAAGTGTGTACACACTGATACGTGACCAAGCACACTATGATGCTATGTTGGCAAAAGAAACAGACTGGACACGTTTACAAGACAAAGATTTTTGCGAACAGATAGTGCATATTGGGAACTATCATGACCTAATAGTTGCAATGCAACCAGACAACATACAACGCATGGCAGCATTTATCAGTATAATACGTCCAGGTAAATCTCACCTACAACGTAAGAGTTGGACTGATGTATTTGCTACTGTGTGGGATGGAGATAATAGTGCTGGTTTTGTATTTAAAAAATCACATGCAATCAGTTATGCACGTCTTGTTGCACTACACATTAATCTACTTTGCGAACCAGTGTAATACTTCTTCGTTTTATTTTTTTACGACTAAGTTCTGCTAGGCTTGTGCTTGGCCCTAGTAAAATTTGTAGATCTTTGTTTATGAAAGTTTTTAAATAAGGTTTAAACTTTTCCCAATCTTGTTTTAAAAAAATGTTAATTGGTATACTGCGATTAGATTCCCACCACCATTGATTGGCTAGTTCTAGAAAATCACGTTTGATATCATCTTCGACGATACTTCCAAAGTCATAGATAGTAGTGATTTGATCATCGCGGTTTTGGATTACACCAACATATTCATTACCTGCATAGGTACAGAAAGTGATAAACGGATATCGTCCTGCAATCTTTTCGAACAGCTCTACGCCCATAAATACCTTATAATTGGAGTTAATTTATGTATTCTACACCCGTATATTTATATCAGCAGAAGCAGCAGGTGTTATTACCTGATACGAGTGGCGCATACTTTCAAAGGAGATGGCAACCAGTGTATGCTAAGAAATTAAAAGTCAACCGCGGTGTTGACAATGTCATATTATTTGAATTTATAAATCAAGATCAAAAACCAGTGAATATTAGTGGTAGCACTATTACCTATAGAATGATGTCTACAGACGGAGAAGAACAGTTAATAGCCAAAGATTTAGAAACATTGAGTGCAACATTTGGAAGAGCAAAGGTTACACTTACTAGTGAAGAACTGGATCTTATTGAAGAGCAAACTGCAAGCTGGAGTTTAGAACGTGCTAGTGGCAATCTCTATGAAGCAGTCTTTACAGATGCATATAGTTCAGGACGTGGACAAGTTGAAATAGTAGACAGTGTATATCCTAATTTTGTTGAAAGCAGGTTACTTGAAATTCCTAAACCAGATGAATATGGAATAAAAACTGAATCTGGTGATAGAAGATATACTAGCATAGCATATACTGCGAATAATACACTCACAACATTTCAATTTGACTTTGACAACTTCTCAGGTAATGTAAAAGCACAAGGCAGTGACACACAGATAGGTCCAGATTGGTATGATATAGGGAGTCAAACAGTCTATACCAATCAAACTAAAAGAGCATTTGTGAATGTTGAGGGAAGACACAACTGGGTACGTTTTGAAATCAATCAATATGGTGTGGCTGCTACTGGCAGTGCCACTGTACAGAACGGCGTAATAACTGAGATTAGTGCAACGGGTGGTAGTGAGTACTATGGTCCTGGTACACCAAATGTTGAAATCACAGGACTAGGCACCGGAGCCACTGCAACTGCAACCATAAGCGGAAATGTAGTTACAGAAATTTCTGTTACTAATGGTGGGCAAGGCTATGAAGCAACTCCTACTGTGGAAATTAATAACGGTACTATTAGCCAAATCACCTATCGATAATCAAAACACTTGCATAAAGCACTAGGTTATGTTACTATTACATAATGATCGATCTATTGAGTTACATTCCGCAAAAGCGAAAACATACCAGTTCTGGATGGGTAAGTTTCAATGCACCTTGTTGTGTTCATCAAGGTGAATCAAAAGACAAGCGTCTTCGTGGTGGAATCAAACAACAGGATGACGATTGGAGTTATCATTGCTTTAACTGTGGTTTTACAGCAAGTTTTGTTGCTGGACGCAACGTTGGTTACAAAACACGTAAACTATTAGAATGGCTAGGTGTTGATCCAACTGATATTGAAAGGCTCAACTTAGAAAGTTTGAAACGTAAAAATTTATTAGATTTAACTGCTGAACGCAATACCATTAAACAAAAACAAATAGACTTTGAAGAACAAGAAATACCCACAGGTGTTGAACGAATAGATGAGAACAATCGTGGTCACTTTCATTATGTTGAATACCTGCGTAATCGTGGTATAGTGTTTGGTTATCCATTTTTAGTAGATAAAAAACGTGGACCAAGAGACAGGATTGTTATACCATACACTTACAAAAACAGGATAGTAGGATATACATCACGTTACTTGGATAATCGTACACCAAAGTTTATAAACAATCAACAACCTGGGTATGTGTTTGGTTACGATTTACAAAAGTCTGACTGGACTAGTGCAATAGTTGTTGAGGGTATATTTGATGCACTAAGTATATCCGGATTAGCATGTATGCATGAGACCATTAGCAAAGATCAAGCACAGTTGTTGAAGCAGTTACAACGTAGAATTATAGTAGTACCAGATCAGGACCGTGCAGGATTAAGTATAATTGATGCCGCAGTAGAACACAAGTTTGAAGTTAGTATACCCGAATGGCCCAAAGATGTAAAAGATGTAAATGATGCAGTGGTGCGTTTTGGTGTAGCCGAAACACTACATCAAATTCATCAACATGCAGAACGTAGTAAGATAAAAATTGAAATGGCACGTAAACGCCTAGCGAGGATAGTATGACAGATTATAACTATGATGTACAAAAGTTATTTTTAGAAATGATGATGCATGATGCACAAAGTTTTTTGAGAGTACAAAATATATTCAATACAGAAAATTTTGACAGAGACTTGCGTGAAACTGCAAAGTTTATCTATGACCATGCAAACGAACATAAAACACTTCCTGACAGAGCACAGATAAAAGCAGTGACAAACGTTGAACTATTGGAGATTCCAGATCTCAATAGTGGACATACAGATTGGTTTTTGAACGAATTTGAAGCATTTACCAGACGTACTGAACTAGAACGTGCCATACTTAAAAGTGCAGACCTGTTAGAAAAGGGAGAGTATTCACCAGTTGAGAAACTAATCAAGGATGCAGTACAGATAAGTTTAACAAAGGATCTGGGTACAGATTACTTTGAAGATCCTCGTGCAAGACTTGCGGCACTGAAAGACAACAACGGACAGAATTCAACAGGTTGGGCAAACTTAGACAAATTATTGTATGGTGGGTTTAACAGAGGAGAACTACAGATATTTGCAGGCGGGTCAGGATCAGGTAAAAGTTTGTTCATGCAAAACTTGGCAGTGAACTGGATGGAAGCAGGACTCAGCGGAGTATACATTACACTCGAATTGAGTGAAGGGTTGACAGCTATGCGTATTGACAGTATGTTAACAAACACTCCTAGTAAACAGTTGTTCAAAGACATTGAAACTGTTGAAATGAAAGTTAAAATGATGGGCAAGAAGTCAGGAAAACTTCAAATAAAATACATGCCTGCACAGAGCACAGTTAACGACATAAGAGCATTTGTAAAAGAACTAAGCATCAAACAAGGAAAAGAAATAGACTTTATGTGTGTTGACTATTTGGATTTGCTTATGCCAGTAAGTGCAAAAGTATCGCCAAATGATCTGTTTGTTAAGGACAAGTATGTATCTGAAGAACTGCGTAACCTTGCAAGGGAACTTAACATATTGTTTGTAACTGCTTCACAGTTGAATAGAAGTGCAGTTGAAGAAATAGAGTTTGATCATTCGCATATATCAGGTGGTATCAGTAAGATCAATACTGCTGACAATGTGTTTGGTATCTTTACAAGCCGTGCAATGAGAGAACGTGGCAGATATCAGATACAGGCTATGAAGACTAGAAGTAGTTCAGGTGTTGGACAGAAAGTAGACTTGGAGTTTGACATAGAAAGTTTGCGTATACGTGACTTAGGAGATGATGAAGAATATCAACAGTTTAAGAAACAGAGTTCAAGTATCTATGATCAAATAAAAGCCAAGACACTCACAACTGACACTGTAAACGATGCAACTGTGGCAGACGAACCAGGTAAGATTGTTGCTGATGTACAAAGCACAAAACTTAAACAGATGTTAGCAGGTATCAAACAAAAATGATATCTTACAATGAAATTCGTGATGTTCATTTAGAAATTGCATCTTTGTGTAATGCGAGATGTCCTTGGTGTCCTCGAAACTTCTGGGGGTATCCTTATAATGGAGGTTATCCTGAAACGTATTTGACATTAGAGCAAACAAAAAAAATATTTTCAAAAAAATTTCTGCTACAATTGAAATCAATTCGTGTTAATGGAAATTTTGGCGATATTGTGATGAATCCCGAAGGTCAAGATATTATAAAATACTTTAGAGATAATAATCCAAAAATGAATATTTCGATTAACACCAACGGCGGAGCTAGAAAAGAAGATTTTTGGAAAAGCCTTGCCAGCAGTAGTGCCACGGTTAATTTTGCAATTGATGGATTAGAAGACACCCACAGTTTATATCGTCAAGATACTTCTTGGAAAACTGTGATTAAAAATGCTAAAACTTTTATTTCAAACGGAGGAAATGCAATTTGGCAGTTTATAGAATTTGATCATAATCGTCATCAAATCGAAGAATGTAAACAACTGAGCATTCAACTGGAATTTTCAAAATTTAAAATAGTTGACGAAGGAAGAAACACTGCTCCTGTATTTGACAAGAAAGGTAACCTGGCTCATACATTAGGATCATACTCAGGAGAAACCAATTTTGAAAAACTTCTTGACAGTAAAAAAACTGATGATATTTTATTAGAAGATATTATTCCAG